ATGAATTAACACGAATAGGCTGTAAGATGGGACCGTTTTCAGATCTACCAATCAATGCGGGTCCTACATCCTCCGGTGTCGCCGTTCTACCAGTATTATCAATCTCGTTTACAAAGATTCCTGGTGAAATGAATTTAAATTTATCAACTGACATTAGTTAATTCTCCTTTTAACTTTTTCTTTAAGAAAATAACGCAAAGTTTCTTTATTAATTAGTTATTATTCTCGGTAAAATCCTTTACCATCGCCATACTCTGGTATATCTCCCAAAATAACGCGTTCTCTTGGTATTTTTACTTCTACAGCATTTTGAGTTTTTATAGCTTTAGGTCTATCGCCATTAGGAGACTCTCCCATGATATAACCTAAAACTTCAAATGTAAAAGTAGTCTCAAATGTTCTTTCGCTTTCTCCCATGTTGGAGACATTATTATTGTAAGAAAAATTAGACTGCAAAAACGTTTCATATTTATGCCCATCTCTATTAATCATGAATGAATTAATGTGACCTCCTAAAGTGGCAAAAGGTGAAGTTAATGTATTCATCTGTTGCATATATTCGCATCGCACTGTAAGTTCATAATTCATAGTTAAATAAACAGGCACGGGAAGAGTAATGGTCTCATAGACCACTTTTTTATTAACACTGGGGTAATAAGCTTGATTTCCAGGGGTACGATTAACTGTGGTGCCATCAGTAGGTAGTTTTTTAATATTATCCGCAGCTGCAAAATTAGTAGTCTTATCATTAACAATTCTGCGACCTACAACAATTCTACCCCCTCTTGCTGGGTCTGTATGAAATACAGGATTGCCCCAAAAAACGCCTTTTTTATTTAAATCTTTAGAAACAGAAGTTCTTTCAATGGTAATAAGTGGCAGTTTTAATGTGCCGTCTGCATCCATAAGTTCTTTGTTGTTTTTAGCTAAAAATGCTCTTTCTGCGCTGACCCATAATATAGGCACTTTTTTCCAGCCTTCATTGGTATTAGAAAAATTATTCATTTTATCATTAACAAAATCATAAAAAGCATAATCAATGGTTTCCAGTGTGGAAAGCTCTATTTCATAATAGTATTTTTTACTTGGCATTAAATAACCCTGAACGTGCTTTGATACACTTTGCTTCTACTTCCATTTTATGCTCTACCTGACCAAATATTTGTTTAGGCTGGTTCCATGATACTATTTCAAAAAAAGTATCACCATATTTAACAAAATCCCCCTCTCTAACATATAAATTTTGGTCTTCAGTCAGTCTTCTATTGTGGAAATGAACAATAATAGAAAGCCTTTTGTCAATTCCCATTTTAGTAACCTCAGTTGTATAACCTTCCCACATAATTAACGCATAAACCCTTATGGGTGCTAAAAACGATTTTTCAATTGCCTCTCCATACAATGAATGATAATTGGTATATTCCATACTAATTGGATAATAAAAAACGCCTTGTCCAATGACACGCTCAATAAGCTCATCATTGACTTGTTTTACGAGGTCCCGCTCTTTTTTACCTAAAAATAAAGGAGGCGGGGCTTCTGCTGGTTGTGACCATTCATTTGGTTTAGGCATTTACTTGTTTATCCTGTAAATATTAGCATTGGTATCTTCGATTCGACACTGTTTATGGCATCTGATAATTCAACGTCTCCTTGTGCTACTTTAACATATGTAAGTTCGTCAAATATGGTTTTTAATTCTTCGCGCAGTTTTTCTTGCTCTGCTTGTCCTTGACTAAGGAGCGCTGGACCGTCCAATGTTACACTGTCGCCAGGTATAGGAATAGTGGTGAATTTAGAACGAATATTACCTAACATTTCCTTGCATACAGCTAATGCGAATCTTCTTATCCATTGTTTGCCGATTGAATTAATATTTTGATACGGTGTGTTTTCAAAAGGCAATGTATTGATATTATTAATACCATTAACCCCATAATCCACATCGGTACTTTCTTTCCATGGAGTATTGCTATCTACAAAAAACTCAACCCACATCGTTTTAGGACCAGTTGTCACACTATTAGGGAATATTCTTAATTTATCATCTTTAATTTCATAGCTATACTGGCTATTTCTCGTATATATAGCATCTTCAAAAGCCATGGCTTGAGCTTTATTTTGCCATGTTGGTACCAATTGGAATTGACTGTCATCGGCATACTGACCATAACTCGCTAAATCACCAACAGTGTTTAAACCACCATAATAGCCATAAAACCTCCACATAGCTTGCGGAGTTTTATAATATACCTTAGTAATATTAACACGCGATGCACCTACAGGATTAGGGGTGCCGAAGTCTCCATCATCTGCTGATGAAGATATGATTTGCTGTAAATCATAATCTTGTTTTTCCGGAGTTGTAGTAAAACTTGCAGAATAAATTGGAGTAGTTCCACCGAACCCTGCTTCCGTGGCATAACCATGAGCCACGCGGCGGGCATATTCAAACTTAAATTTGGGAAATTTTAAAGCTACATCTTCTAAATCAGTATCATCCTGCAATTGACCTTCTTCATCAAAAGAACCGGTTTTTGCGCCTAAAAGATCGCCAATAGAGTTCTTTGCTTGATGGATATTGAGAAGATAAGAATATTCTAAAACAGATTCTTGATAGGCAGCAAATACTTGCGAACTTGATAATTCAATGTCTAATACATCACCGCCTAGTTTTTTATAAACATAGGCAACTTGATCTGATGCTCCAGATAAAAAATAATCATCATCGGTATATACACTGAAGGGAAATTGACCTAGCGTTGCAGCTGTTTCGGCAATTGTGAAAGTGCTACCAGAAGTTAATGTAATTGCACTAGTAGTAGCTGAAGGTGTTAAAGTAGGCGCTGCCATTTAATAGTCCTCCTCATAGTAAATAGTTAAAGGAGTGTTAAATGGCAGATTAGTCTTTCTTCTTTCTAGACCACAGCGGTTTCTTCTTTTTTACAACTTTAACTTCCTCAACAACTGCAGCTTCTTCTACCTCTACTACGGCTTCAACAGCTTCAACAGCTGCTGCAGCTTTTTCGGCTTTGGCTTTTAGTCTTAAGTACTTTTTTATTCGTGGGTTCATCTAGAATCCTCCTTGTGTATAATAAATAGTTATTTGGATATAAAAAACCCCGCACCTCAAAAGAAGCACGGGGTTTAATATAACTAATCTAAATTAGATTGGTTTAGTCGCCCGAGGCGCCAGTCTCGCCTAGAAGTCCACGAACGATGACAAGACCATACATATCAGGTCTAACCATCTTCTTCGCATAACGAGTCATGACACCCTTACGTGGCACGAAGTCTTCCGTACCAAAGATGGTAGGCGTGACCTGTAGTGGAACATAAGGAGCGTATACATAACCGCTCTCTAGGAAGCTGCTGCCCTTGCGTCCAATCAACACGAGGTTGCGTGGGAAGTAAGGATCAACAAGCACATCGTAACGCTTGCTAAGTGTGCCAACCTGCTGAGTTCCAGCAGTTCCCTTTGCGTCGTCAACAGTGACGTTTGCGCGGAAACCAGCGGTGAACTCAAGAATATTAGCAACCTCTGGCGAAGTAACGATGAAGTTGGCGCCGCCACGAAGTGTCTTTCTGTGGATCTGTGCCGATACATCATTAATAGTTTCACCAAGGGTCTCATACCACTCAGAAACGGTACCGGTGAAGTCGGGAGCGTTAGCGCCAGCTCCAACTTCAACACCGGTCTTCCTGTTTACGAATAGACCGGGACTGCGTGACCAGTAATAAGTTCCAGCAGTAGCACCCTTTACGAGATCCTCAAGAATCTCACGGTCAATCTCAAGAGCAATCTGCTCGGAGAGAAGCGAAGTAAGCTCCACCTCTGCGTCCAAGTTGTGGTATGCATTGAGATCCTGACCGAGTTCGGGAGTCCACTTAGCTTTGAGCTTCTTGGTCATCGCTGTGACGGACACTGAATCAACAGAGAGGTTGATCTCGGGAATTTCTGCATTATTCTCAAGACCCCAAGTAACAGCGCCAACAACAGCGCCTACGGCGCCGGCTGCATTAAAATTATCATCAATGGGGAAAGAATATTCAATATCCGCGTCCTCTGCTGCATTTGCTGCATTGGTAGATGAACCAGAAGCTAAAAGAATAGCGCGAATAACAGTTGAACTAACAGTGTCAGAACCATCAACACTACGGCTTAATTGGCTAAGTCGACGCACTATAACAATGTCATCACCTTCACCATCTGCGTCTTTGGAGGAAGCAATTGCTGCAAGATTATCATAATCAAACTGACGCGTTCCAGACAGCTCCAACTCTACCAACGCAAATGCCGAACCAGAAGTGATATCCGGGTCAAAACGTAGAATAGTATTCATCTGAGCTTCGGTTAGACCACCCAGCTGGTTGCCGGGGTCTTCTGACGTTGTAATTGTTCCATTGTCACCAACAGTACCAGATGCAATAAGTGTAACAGCTGAACCGTCATCACCCGAGACCGCGCCGGTTGGTGAAGAATAGCCGTTAGTTAGGTTGTAGAACTGACCAGCATCATTGCCATCGTTACCAGCAAGATTGACACCGCCGGTGAGCTGCGAACCCACCACACCACCGCCGTAGAGCGATGTGTCATTCGTAAAGCCTAGGCGGTCGGAATCGCCAGTCCCACCGAATGTGAAGTCAAGGAAGAAAATGAGACCACTAGGTAGGCTCATTGGCTGAACGCTAACAAGCTCGTTAGCAATCAATCCGCCGAATACACGACGAACAATGGGG